CAAACCTGTTGGAGTAGAGGTTCCTGTTACCTCTGACCAGTGTATTATCTTTGGTGTTGATTCTGATAGGTCAATTTTATAGTAATGCCTACCATTCACCAAATACACATGGTTTTCCATCTGCACACCTCGAATGGTATCGTACTTCTGCAATTGCTCTGCGGCTAGAACTCCACTGCCAGCGAAGTTCACGACAGTGACTTCGTCCAAGCCCGAAGATGGTGTTATGACAGAGTTGCCATCTGCACCAGTTGTTGCCTGCGTAAGTGTGAGTTTCCCTGCCGAATCATTCTCTACCGTTATCTTTTCGTAAAGGCTATTACTAGCGTTGCTGTACTCAATACACCGCTGTAGTGAATCTGCAACTGTTGTTGCTGTTGCAGTGTCAGAGCCACCAGCGAATCCTGCTGGAGGGTTGACATCACAAATGGCATCCCAGTTTGATGTGTGAGCTATAGTAGCGGTTGCTGGAGTACCGCCCGTCTTTTGAACAAGCGTTACCTTACCATCCGTTGCGGTTGTGGAGTTTTTTATGACAAGTATCGTGCCGTTGTGACCATTAGCACCTTCTACTATTGCCTTGAAGTTCTCGGCGCATTCATTTGCATTTGCCCCATCCTCGAACTCGTGGTTGGAGGCGTTTGGAGTTCCTGATTTTATTGTATACACCACGGTGGTTGGTGAACCCTCGTTGTCTATTAGCGTAATAGTTTCGTTTGCATGGTCGTCGTATGTAGTAGCGCCAAATGTGAATGTTGCAACAGCGTTAGCATTTGTCATGTTGAACTGTTGCGAAGCCAATGTCTCGGCAGTCTTTGCCGTGAATGTCTCTGTACTTAGATCAGTAGATGTCAACGCAATCGTATCGTCTGCTGTTGGTACAGCAGTAAACGTAACGCTACCAACTGCCAAGTCTGTGCCGTACCCTATCGCAGTTGTTTCGCCACTACTTGGTGCGTACCAAACATTGCCGCCTGCAACAATCAGAACCTCTTGGACGAGACTCCCTGCACGGTACACTTGGTAGTCGAGCATCAGCTGCACGTTGTCAGCATCAGCCACTCCCATGTCTGCGATCGCTTGGAACCCTTGCCTTGTTCCTACCCTTCTTCTATGTTCCAAGTTATCGTTTGGAAACACGTTCTCGGCAGACGTAGTAAAACCTTCAGCACCGTGCTGATGATTCATGCTGTCGGAGAAACCGTTTATCGGGATGGGCAGTGGAACAGTAGGCATTATGCTTTAGCCGCCAATTCAGTTGCGGAAATGATACACGCCATGCGCGGGACACCCACTCCATCTGAGTCAGCGGTTGTGCGCCCACTACAAAATGTTCCTGAAGCGGTGTTTAATAGATTATTAATTACCGCGCTGTATGTCACTGCGGCTGTTGTGTTTGGGGTGTCGTACCACATTAAATCGCATGTGTCGGGAACAGTCGTTAGATTCAGGTGCAGCCCGACACCGACGGATTTTATGAACGGATACCGCGAACCAACGTCCCCGCCACCGCTGGGCGCTAAAATCGTAGTATCACCACCCGATATAGCCCTAGATATATTAAATCCATGCGTGTAGGCATATGCCATTGTTTGTCCTGACCATGACATGTCTATTTTTATTACACTGTTTGCGCTTTTTGGTGTTATGGTTACATAGAACCAACCCAACGTTAACGGAGTCCGCCCAACAAGAGTATCAGTGTGCGGCTCTTCTATCTGCGTATATTGAACCTGCACAACCGAGCCACCACCTGATGCTTTCGCCACATCCGCAGGTGCGTACAGGGTTGTGGCATCGACACCCGTAATGTCACCAGTTACAGTAGCCCCTGATGCCAGTGTGATGTTGCCATTGTCTGTAGCTACGGTGAACTTGTCTGCGCCACCAGCATTTTGAACCTTCAAAAACTTGGTTGAACCCTTTACGATAGAGTTGTTTACGGTAGTTGTTTCACCAGCTACATCAAGTGTACCCGCTATTGTTGTGTTACCAGTAGCACCTGCAACAGTCAATTTATCTGTATTTACAGCTATGTCACCACTAGCAGAGGTCACTAGGACTTTAGTATTACCTGCACCATCAGTCAATGTAATCAAACCAACGTCACTAATGTTCAGTATCTTGTCTGTGCCACTTGCTTCCTCTATTGCAAATACGCTGGCTTGGCTGCCTAGTCCTTTTAGCAAGAAGGTAGTGTCACTCGTATCTCCTGTCCTATTGACATTTGGCACACCTTGCATCATTGGCATTGCGTACTCAAGTGCAGTCCATGCAGCAGAGCCATCGCCTACTTTGCATGCAACAACTTTACCACTGTCCGTTACTAAACCAAGTTCCCCAGATGCTAGTGTAGGGTTTGCGCTTGTCCAGTTTGTTGCCGTATCTCTTCGTACTTGTATTCTTGTAGCCATTTACCCTGCTCCTGTAAACAAGTCCCACCACTCTGTGTCGGTGACTGCGTTGTTTGTGTTTGTACTCTTCTTTGATATATACGTATTAGGTGACGACCTAACCAAGTAATCTTTTGCGTAAGTAACGCCACTGTTCCATGTACCCATCCATACTAAGTTTGTAGCATCGGGTGCGGACACTGTGCCTGCTGCGTAAGCCTGGCCACCGTGGAATCCTGAACTAGGAAGTGATCCGTAGTCTGGTTGCAGCGTTCCGTCTTTACGTAGCGCTCTGTCTAACAATATCCCAGCGTCAACGCCATGAGTCGTTGTTGTGTTGTNCCGTCTTCGCCACCCTCGGCAATAGCGCGTACATACTCGATCAGTAGAGCTTCTACATACGTTGCTACTCCAACCTCTGTAGTAAGTTCTATTGACTCTGTTGTTAGCTCTACCCACCTCGCCCTGTAACGAACCTGAAACGCGTCTGCGTCTGTCGCTGCTGGTGTAGGGTAAATGTCTAGTGTTGGGTTGTTGTCTTTGTATACAAGAGTAACCAAGTAACTTAGCTCAGGAGCTACGCCTTCGTTGGATACTCTCTCGAATGTTGCTGGGTCTACGAAGCTAAGCGACGCGGACCACGAGTTCACTGGCTCTACCGTTATGATCTCACCAACGTCAGACGGTAGTGTGATGTACGACTGACTTGCAGTTGTACCCAAGTCTTGTGCAGTGCGTTCCCTAAATCTCCACGCGCGAGTGTACAAGTGTTCACCAGCGTGATTGATTATCTGAGATATACGCTCACCCACTGTTATCGACGGCGTGGTCGATGGATCACCACCAACCGCGAGCTGTACGTAACCTTTGAGTTGTTTGTTCGTAAGAGTCATAGTAATTCCTTATCGGGTTGCGAGTAGGAGGCTCTCCGAAGAAAGCCCCCCGTTCGGAACCAGTTGGTTCAATTAGGCTGCAAAGTCACCTGTACGTTGCGGAGCAAATCCGTCAAAGATCACTGTGTGAAGCGCTGCGTTGGTTAGTGCATCAACTGCAAAACCAACAGATACAGTTGCATCACCTGCGTGAGCAATAGCTTCTCCACCACTTTGTGGCATAATAGGAGTGCCTGCTGCGGAGGTATCTCCACCCATGCATTCCACTTTACCGCTTAAACAGATTAAGCCTCTGTTGCCAGCCGTGATTGTTTCTAGGGCAACACCATAGATACCAGTTATTGCACCAGTAGCCAGTTTTACCTCTTGGTCATCATCTGGTTCAAGTGCTGTTAGTGTGCACTGAACAATGTGACCCTTTGAGATAGTCGCAGAAGCTTCACCGCTTTTGCCAACAAAGGTTTCCTGTGCCCATCCGATTCCCTGCATTCCTGCTGTACTTGAAAGTTTCATAATAAATCTCCTTCTTTCAAATTATGTAGATTCACGAGGGGAAACAATACCGTGTCGCTGACGCGAGCTAGGTAACAAGTTCCACCAAGTATCTGTAGGTTGAATGTTAGTGAATGGTTGATTAGGATGTCGCATGACATCGTGCTTAACCATATAACGACGAGTGTGAACAAATGGTGTCATGTACTCACCATTGATCCAATAGTAACGTGCACCTTTGTCAATGGTTGTAGCATCGAACTCTGCGCCACCGTTAGCTGTAATATCAATCTCACTTGCAGCACGACCAGCCAACGTGTCAACAACTGTATCAGCGTCTGTGTTATACAGAGCAGCAGTGTCCAGTTGTGAACAATACGTTAGTGGAATACCACTGTATGAGGGTGCTGAGTAAGCAGCGTCTTGCATTGATACCAAACGGTCGTTTGAATCACGTAGTGCTCGCTTGTAGTCATTGATACCACGACGTGAACAACAAATCTTTTGTTGGTTCATTGCAGCGTTTTCAAAGTACTCTGCATTAGTTGAAGGTGGACGGAAATCCAACTTCAAGAACATCTCATCAAAGGCAGTAATCAAACCAAACACATCGTGTGTAGTATCGTCACTTTCGGATAAATGATATTCTTCATACGAGTTTGAAACTGCCGCTGCGTTTGCAGTTGCGTTCTTATCGTAAAATACAATTTGGTTACCCCAAACAGATTGGTCGTCAGGGTCGATACCAGCGACTGTTGTCCAGTCAACAGCTGTTGAAGAGGCAGGGACATATCCCTTATACTCGCCACCAATTGTCTTACCGTTCTCAGTAATGAAACATGGGATCGAGTAAGGTGTCTTACCTGAGCTCCCTTCCATTTCGCCTGCTTGACCCCAAGGGCTTGCCCATAGGGATTCTTCTAAACCATTCACAAGTGAAGTAGTCATTCGTTGTTCTTTAGCTCGTTTAAGTCGTTTGTATGCAGTTTTAAGTGCATCTTTGGACATACCTTCGCCAGCGTTCAACTCTACTTCATGATCTGTCCACGCCATGTGGTCAACAGCAAAACGCCAGTTGGCGGATACGGTGTCAAGCACTTGAGGGTTAGACCAAGTAAAAGTTTCATTTGGTTGATAGTACTGAAAAGTCGCGCCATCACTTGTCATCAATGTTTCACGGATTTCCGTTCCACCTTGAATCGCACGTTCTTTTCCCTTAACGAGGTCGCCCCATAAGTACCGTCTTTTGACAGCCTCGTTGATGATAGTATCAGGACCAGTTAAATAAGCAGGTCCAGTTACTTCCATATAATCGCGGAACTTGTCCGCAGGAGTGCCAGCCATAGCAAATCTCCCTTTATATTACAGAATTAAAATTAACGCATTGAGGCTTGCTTCGCTTGTTCAACTGTTCCGCCGCCAAGAATAACGTCTAGTGCTGCATCTTCCCTGTCTTCTGTAGACGCGGGTCGCTCCAGCTTAGCTACTCTTGATGGTGGGGTTGGCGTAGCGGATCGCTTCGTTACCGAAGGTACTCCTAACACGTCGCCAGCTGCCTCGCTCATCAGTTCCTCAATGCTTGAAAAAGTCCTTGGCTTTGTCTTCCCCAACTCACCCATACGTTCGATAATAGCTGCACGGTTAGCGTCGCTTATATCTCCCCACGGTTTGAGCACTGTCGGTGCCGCTTGCTCCACTGCGAGCTTCACCTCGGACGTAGCCACTAAACGATTCGCTTCTTCGAGTTGCGCCTGCATGCTTGTTAGCTGCTCTTGCATCTTACGAATAGGCTCTACCGCTTCCTCGCCGAGTTCATCGACGAGCGCATCCAACTGGATGGTTTCCACCTTGGACTCTTCGGCATCAGTTGGTTCTGATACTTCAGACAATTCTTCGGGCGCTGGTTCGCCCTCTTGTGTCGCGTCACTCTCTAGTGACTTGACCTTATCAGTATAAGCATCGACATCGGCCTGTCTCTTCAGAGCTTTGGTAGCCCAGTCTGAAAACATTTCGGGATCTTTGCTTGCCTGTTCTATGATGTCAGCGGGAACGCCATCACGTCGCAGTGCTCTAAGCATTGCTTCGTCAGCGAAAACCTCTGGTTCATCTGTATTCCCTGCTGCTAGCTTATCACTAGCAACAGAGTTATTCTCTTCTACGCTTCCAAGTATCTTGTCAAGCGCTGCGTCTTCCGACATTTCAAAAGAGTCAGCAACAGAATCTACTTGACTACTGTCGTCGTTTACGTTTATGTTGTCGTTCTGCTCTTCTGTCATGTTAATCCTTTACGTAGCCGTGTTGGCTCATCACATTTCGTTCATGTGTTGTTGAGCTTATGATCGGCTTACCTTGCTTGTTAGTCTCACACCCCGCTAGGTTACGTGGTAATGAGTTGGATACATAAGGGTACCCATGCACTTTTGCTGCCAACCCCGCGTCGATGTTGCAACTAGCAACACGTCTATATCTTGTACCTTGCAACTCGACGATCTCGCCAATCATTGGAGCCTCACCCATTCTGTAGTGAAGTTCTTTTGGCTCGCCTGTTGCTTCGTTCATGAACTCGTATATCATCTTATTGCTCTCCCGTTAGGGCCGCCAGCCGATGCTCCACGCATAGCAGACGACAACTCAGAAGAGACATTTGCAGGAGGGCTCACAGCGGTTGACCCAGCTACCGTTCCATCCACCGGATTTGGCATCTGTGGCTGTTCAGCCTTCTTCATGTTGATTATGTTACTGAGCTCTGGCATGTTCAATGAATCACCAACTTGCTCAAGNAACTTCTTCCAATCCACGAATGGCATTGCAGGAGCTGCTTGTCCAACCTGCATAACAAGTTGCAGCAGTTCAACACTTCTCTTTTGTTGTAGTGCCTCATCAACGCGCTGCATTGAATGAGCTTGCACTCTAATTGAAAGTGCAGCGTAGTTATCCTTACGTCCACCCTTCCACTTCACGGTGCTATCTACACCTGCTATCTTCATACCCTCTTTGCCCAGTGGCATAACCACTTGATCATCGTGCCACAAGTACCAGCCGACGTTCCAAAGAACCTCTGANGTTGCTTGGGCAAACTGTTGTTGTAGCCAACTAACTCGCACGCCNGATGACGCAGCAGCTGTTGAAACTTCTGTCGCAGTTGTATCGCCGTGGATGTTACCACGCATTACCTCTGACAAGCCAGTTAGCCTATCGAGACGGTTCTGCGTCATCTCAGTGTATCCAATCTGCTGTTGTGTTACCCCGCCTAGCTCCAACATAACAACCTTGTCTTTGTTTAGGTTGTCCACTGGAACTACATGAAGGTCTGGCTGGTTTGCAATATCCTGTGCAAACTTCGTAGCCGTTGAATCGACCGCCACCAACCTACGGTAAGCAGACGCAGAAGTACTCATAGACTTTAAGTGTTTGTTTAGTTCTTGTACTAATTGGTCTGACGCGGTTAATGGTCCCAAAGGGAATTGGTCGCTTGGTACGCAGTACGCACCAAACATTGTGTATGGTCCTGTTGGTGGTCCGAAGTATGGGCGCGGCTCGCTAACCATCTTGACATCGCCTTCAGAACCTTCTGCTATAACGTATATCGAACCGTTATGCTTTCCGTCCTTGGGGTGACCATCTAGCTCGTGCTCTGGAACCCATATCTCTGTAATGACTACTTGCTCTCGGTCTGGTACATCTCTTCGTTCGCTGTACTTGAACCTGAAGTCGTCTGTATCGTTTACTGACAACTCTTCTATTGCTTCACTGTCGTAGTACTCGTCCTCTTTGCCCTTCTTCTTCAAGTCTTCCAAGTCAATGGTGTAACTGTGACCCATGAATCTAGCTTCCTCAAACGAGTCAGCTGCTGGATCAATGATGAAGTGCTCTGGGCTAATGCGATACACGCGCGGAGTTGTACCCATGTGATGCGGGTCAATACGTCGCAGCGATGTAGCAGGCTTACGTGTTGTCAT